GTGCACAGGGTAGTGTGGGCGCTGGAAATTCTATTGAGGAATCTCGAAGCGTCCGTAGCAGGCAGGCTGCGGTGAGGCCGGCACCGCGTGAGGACCGGCCACCTGCCACCTAATTAGTCGGGAAGCTGCAGGACTGCTTGGCGCAGCAGCTCAAAGTCAGCCGCCATCTCGTCGCCGGTTGTGTGGGCGTTGGCACTGAACCGCCCCAAAGCTTGAAGCGCCGGCTGCTTCAGGCTGGACGCTGAACCAGGAGTGATGTCTTGCCACTCCGTGCCAGTCCAGATCTGCAGGCGGTCGTACCAGCCTTGCTTGCCTCTGGCAAAGCGCATCTCGCCTTTGCTGCGTTCAGCCATTAGCTGCCCTTCAAGGCGTAGGTGCCGCGCTTGAAGTCGCCGCACCAGTCGGTGTTAAGCGTTAGCGGCCAGACCGCCAGCTGCTCCTTGCCAGGTGCAGGTTTGGGGGCGTTGCGACGACAGGCGCCGGTGCGCACTTCGGCGTCCTTGGCCCAGTAGACGCACAGCTGGCAGTTACCGGTGGTGCTCATCAGCTTCGTCGTGGTGGTGATCGTGCCGCACGTAAGACTGCGTGCCGCTCTTGGTTTGGCTGTGGTGGGCGTCAGCCTCAATGCCAATCATTGCGAAAACAGCGGCGATCACAGCCAAGCAGATTGCGGTGTTGAGTCGATCGAGCGCTTTCGGCGTCTCTCCGCGTCGCCCTTTTGATTCTCGATGTGCTGCCAATAGACGTCTCGTAAGCATGTCAGGAGTTCAATGGTGCCCAGCCCGTAGGCGTAGTGAGCGCCCTTGTGCTGGTAGGGATTTGAGAAGCGGTCAAAGCTGTCGCTTAGCCACTCGTCTTTGATGTAGGCGTACCAGGCTTTGCCTGGTGGATGCTCGGGCCTGGCCTCTTCGTAGACGAGCCGCTCAAGCCACGGGGACTTGAGGAGCTCTTTCCACGAATGAGGCAATCGTGCGTCTTGTCGCTTAGCCATCAAAAAAAATGCAGGCCCTTGCGAGTCAACAAGATCATTGCGCATGCGTGCGCGCTCGTCAAGGTCAGACGTTGACCCAGAACTCAGGCAGTCGATTCGACCTCAAGTTCTTCGGCTTGACGTGCTGCTTTGAGCGGGTCTTCACGTTCTCGATCACGACCAGCTCTTTGCTGTAGCGGACAACGGTGTAGACCCCACGCCAGCGCTGCATGCCGGTGTCGTACAGGTCCACCTTGGTGCCCGGCAGAAACTTCTGATCGCCGAGCTGCTCAGTCGTAGTCACTGTCGTCGAAGGAGGAGTACTGCTTCATGGCCAGAGCCCAGCGCGGGGCCTTGGTGGTTGAGCCCAGCTTTTCTTGAAGCTTGTGGTCATAGACCTTGATCACGATGCCGTCGGTGGGCCAAGCGCGAAAGATCAGCTCACGCATCCATTGCTCGTGCAGCTCCTTCACTTCTTCAGGTCGGGTGCAGACCAGGCAATCGGGAGTCTCAAAACGACACTTGCTCAGCAGCGACATGCTTTGACTTTCATTGCCCAGCGCTCCTACCAAGGTGTAGGCGCAGAACCGAAGCCCCTCAGGCCTCGGCTTTTGGTTGAGATGAGCAGCAGCCTGCTGCTGGGACTTTGAAGGCCGATAAACAAAAGCAGGGTTGTACAGCTCGCCATTGACCTGTACAGATATCTGCTCCGGGATGACCTTGGGGACCGAGGCGATCATCTTCATTCGATCCAGCACGTCGCGACCAGACCTTGTGTGAGCGGCGGAAAGCACACCGTCGACATAAGTCAGCGCAATGGCGCACCCGTCAATCTTGGGCTGAACAACAAGCGAGGGACGAGCAGGCAGGGACTCGTACCAAGTCTTGAAGGTTCCGTTGTCGAGGCTTAGCAACTTGCTGCCACCACCTGGCAGCTGGAGCTCTGGGGCATCAGGCATACGTTTACGCAGCTGCCTGACGTGCCAATCAAATTCTTCGTCGGTGTAACCAGTGGGCTCGCCAAGTCGGTAAGCGGCGTCAGCGTTGCGCACGATGGCGCGAAGAGAAGCGAGAAGCATGTGGCTGGGTGCAGGTGCAGAGCGCGTGCTGCGCTGCGCAGAGCGTATGCCATTCAGCCGAACCGCGCAAGCCTGTAGCCAAGCTCCCTACCAAAGTTCTTGTTGAGCTCGTCCTTGATGTACTTGCGAGCGACCATCTCGTAGTCAAGCTTCTGGGTGGCAGCTTGCGGACGGCTTTTGGCGTAGGCAAAGATCATGTTGAGGCTAAAGCCGGCCTGACCGGGCTTGCCCTTGACGCGGTAGATGCCTTCAGGCAAGTCGAACAGGCTTCCTTGGCGTGTGACCCCGCGACCACGGCCACGGTTGTCAGGGATGGAGAAGTAGCGGTAACCCCTTCCGGTCTTACCACCAGCGCCAAGGCGCAAAAGGCCGTGACGAGCGTCCTGGTAGACGCTTTGGCGCACGTTGCCATAGCGGTTGAGGGGAACGCCTTGGTTGCCGCCTAAGGCGATGGGCCAGTAAGCCTTAGGGGCGATGCCAGCCTTGTGGAGGAAACGGGTGAACTTGGTCGCGTATGCGCCGCGATCGTTGCCAGGAATAGTTGGGAACAGATAAGAAGCCGGAGCGTTGCCCTTAGATGCTTCCTTGATGAAACCGATGCTGACCGAGTACTCGCCACCGGATTTGTTTTCTGAATAGTTGTAGAAGAGTTTGTTTGTCGTCAGCGGCACCGGGTTATCAAAGGTGTTGCGCATGTGCTCGGGCAAGCGACGCTTGGCCAACTGGAAGCCAGCACGCTTGACGGCCGCCCTAGCAGCGCTGGGGATGTGGCGGCGCTGAAGCAGAGTCAGTTTGTCAATAACAGAAGTGACATTGGTTTCAATACTTCTAGCCATGGGTCCCCTCCGATTCACCCAGATTACTAGCGGTACACCCGGTACGCCCTTGGTACAGTGCCTGTACCACCTCAAATCCACTGCGGGCCAAGGGGTCTGACCACTACTGTTACAGTGTTACGCTTTTAAAGATATATATATATATATAGAGGGCTACCCCTCTCTCTCCTTCTCACGCACTGTGTGTGTGTATATATATATGTGTCTTTAAAACTGTACCGCTGTAACACCCCGGGCAAATCCGCTGCAGCGCAGTCGATTTACCCGGAACAAAGGGCGTACCGCTAACCGTTACAGCTCGTCAAAACGTACCGCTACAGCCCTGGATTGGCCCCCAACACCCCCGAATCGGATTGGTCCGGCCTTCGACGCGCCAGGGAGTCGCTTAAGCAAGGTCGACCAGCTGTGCGCCCAATTCGTGTCCTGAAGGATGCCCCTGATGGCCTTGGCTGTGTTGCTGATCAGCACGACGCGCTCCTTGTCGGGCACCTTGAACCCATGACGGCCAAGAACAGATTGCGCCGAAGCAGGTGAAATATCAAAGTCACTTTTGATGAGTGCAGCTATCTCAATCAGCTCACCAATCGTGCGACTAACTGTTTTTCCATCTGCTTCAACTCTTAGCTGATGTTGAAGTATGTGATCAAGGCATTTACGCTCATCCGGGATCTCGGTTGATTCGGTGTAGGCAGTCCAGATATTGCCAAGAATGACGCTTTTGGCATCTTCCTCGGTTGCGACTCGTGAGCTCATTAATGACCAGGCCCCAGCCAGAAGGGTGCCGTATTGATCACCGAGACGTTGGCTACCGAAGTGGTCAGCAGCAACGCGGACGAAGACTTTGACCGACTCCCGGATCATTGGGATCAGGGTGATGGTCCGGTGGATCAGTGACTTGCTGTAGTCCTTGGTGATGACGCGATCAAGGTCACGGTCGAGGGAGTCCCAATGCTCGGCGCGCTCCTCTTTGGGGATCTCATTGGGGCTTTTAAGGGTGAGCTGAGCAAAGCGGGTTTGGTCGGCGCCTTGCTTGAGGTGGGTTGCGATCGAGGACATCAAGAACATCGACCGGATGTGGTAGCGAGTGGCTTCGCCGTGAGCACTGCCCTTGACGGTGGTGGCTTTGGATTCGGACGAGGCGACCCTGGCCAATGCCAAGACGTTCTGCATTCGGATCTGATCGGCCTTTTCGTTGGACTCGGCCTCGTCAAAGACGATGGGCAATGCATCTGAGCGAAGGGATTGCCGGATGCCTGCCTCGGTAGTGTTGCCGGCCACGGTCAGAGACATGTCTGACAGGAGTGGCGTGACGTAGCGATCAAGGATGGCGGACTTGCCGGAACCGGCCGCTGCGGTCAGCCAGATGTGGGGCCTCCAGTCGAGGGCGCCGCAGACGGGGGCAAGGGCGGTCCAGCCTGCGAGCAGGAGGCCAGAGGCTGGCATTTCCCACTGGAAACGGCAGGCGAGATCAAGGGCTTCGATTGCCTCTTGATCAGTAAGGGGTTGATGTTTTCCGAAACCGTCGAGCTGGGAGAGACGTTGATAGATGTACGACGACTCAAAAGGCTTGAGGATCGGCAGGGTATTGCCATCGGCGATGATCCGATCACCAAGGTGAAGCACGGTGCGGTTGTTATCCCACCAGGCACCGCGACCCCTGATTCGCAGTGGGGTGTAGACGCCGCATTTTGCTGCGTCCTCGAAAAGCATCGATGCGGCTTTGATCCAGTCGACGCCGCCTTTGGAGCCGGGGGAGTAGATCTCCCAAAACTCAAGGGGTGCAAGTGCGACGAGGTTGGTGGAGGTGTGAGCCGATCGGGTCAGCTTGATGACTTGACCGGTGCCATGGGGTTGGTAGAAGTAGCAGTCGGCGTCAAAGCCAAGGCAGGTGAAGTAGGAGCCGGGCTCGATGCGCTCCAGCTCGGGTTCAGGCTTTGGTTCAGGTGCTGTGAGTTCTTCCTGCGAAAAACCAGGGACTTCAAGGTTTGCCTTGAGGTAGGCGGTTGCTTCTTCGGTTGACCAAGTGGCATCTGCGAGATCCCAGCCCTTGGGCACGCCTTCGGGTGGCTTGGCGATGCGGATTTTGTCGATGTGTGAGCCAAGGTTTAGGAGCTTCTTGGCGATCTGCTCCATGGCGTCACGGCCAGCTTCATCGGCGTCAGGCCAGAGGATGACCTTGCGACTGATCAGGGCATCGAAGGATGTTTTGCCGTGGGCTTTGCAGCCTGATGACCATGTGGTGGCCACCATGTTTGGGAAGAGTTTGGCGGCAGCGTCGCAAGCCTTTTCGCCTTCAACGACGATGACGGTGCGGGTGCAGGCCTTGATCTCCTTGAGGTTAAGGAGTGGCCTTGGTGGGTTGGGGACTCCGGCGCTCCAGCGGGTGCCATCAAAGACGAAGGGTCGATATTGCTTGCCAGGAAAGCGAGCAACGACGAAATTGTCGGTATAGAACCAGTGGAGCTCAGCCCTGGAGATGGGCGGCTTGGGCTTGGCCTGGGAGCTGGGCTTTTCGATTGACACGCCAAGGAACCGTTCGACTTCTGTTGCTGCGGTCTGGTAGTCCCAGCCTTTGCGGCGCATAAGGAGCTCCATGCCGTTGCCGGCACCGCCGGACTGATGCTTACCCCCGCACTTGTTGCAGAACCAAGAGCCATTGCCATCTTTGTCGTCAAAGCGGTAGCGGTCTTTGCCGCCGCAGAGTGGACAGGCTTGATGCTTGTCGGTGAGTTGATCGGGTGAGAGACCAGCGAGGGCGCCAAGTATCCGAGGCCATTGGCCCTGGGCGTGCTCTGTGACTTTCTTCATTTGTTGAGCAGGACGAACTGTTTGACGGCTTTTTTGTTTTCGTGCTTTTGCTTCTTGCGCCTGAATTCGAGCTCTGCGAGTCGAGCGGGCCAATCGCGTGCAGCGCGTTTGATGAGAAGGGCCCGGTCAGAGGCGTCTTTCTTCTGGCAGAACTCGTCGGACAACCAGTCGCCGGTGAAGGCGTAGTAGGTCATCTGGAAGTCGAGCCACTCGTGGAGCTCAGCGCGGAAGCGGTCTCGGACCCGTTTTTGGAAGTCGATCATGCCGCCTTCTCCTGCTGTTTCATGGCGGCGGCGACGAATTGTCTGACGAAGGCGGAGCGGGTGATGTGATTGAGGTCGGCCTGCTTATCAAGCCAGTCGATCTGGTCTTGAGGGATGTCGAGGGTGATGGTCCGACGGCGTTGCCGTTCAGGGTGCATTGACTCCGCTTGGGTTTCGCTGGGGAGAGGGTAGTGCCTATTTCACGATCCGCAAGGCATCTTCAACAGATCTGGCAACACCTGAAATGCCGCCGGCCTTGTCGACGCAGTTGAGCCAGGCCTCTTGGGGCTTTGTCAGGCGACCAGTAGGCGTCTTGACTTCAATGGAGGTGAAGACGGCAACGTGCTGCCCGACCATGTCGGGGGTTATTTGGACCGTTTTGAAGCCGATGAGATCGGCGGAGCCACGAGCGAGGCCGAACTGGACGGGGCGGCCAGTGCGGGGGTCAGGCAGTTGGCCGACTTGATTACGGAAGAGGCGAAGGTCGTCGCGAGTGCCTAGTGCGAGACGGATCCGCTGCTGGATGTTCGTCTCGACGTTGGCCACGCAAGCAGGATGATGCCCGGTGACATGTTAGGAGTCCCGTCTCGTGCTATAAAAACGCGGCTGGCTGTCGTGGAAGAGTTGATCGACCTTCTACCACAGCATTAAATCGCTGAAGCCCCCTTGAGGGGCCAGGCCCTTCGTTCGTAGGGCGCGAGGCACTTGAGAACCCCGTCGCCAACACGGGGTTTTCTTGTGTCTACCGCCTTCTCCCGTGATAGATCCTGTAGGCCCAACCGGGCTTGTAACCCTTCTTAGCGGCTAGGGCGAGAAGTTCCTCCAAGGTGCGAGCTTTGCCCTGCTCCCTTCTGAGCTCTTGGCGTTCGCGGGCTTTTTCCTTACGGAGCTCCTGCAGGTCCCCTTTGAGGTTGAGGATGCCACCTTCTTTGGTTTCAAAGACATGGCCGCAGCATGGGCAGATGGGTTGCGGCTTGAAGGCAGCGAAACACTCTGGGCATTGACGGACTGAGGGGGCTGGCTCGTCTTTGCGTTGCCGCTTGGCCTTGGAGTCAAGCGACCATGAGCGACGGTCATCGACAAAGCCGTGCTTCCTGGTGCTGTTGACGTGGTCGATGATGATTGCGACTTTGCCGGGCTGGGGCCTAAGCACCCGGCCAACTTGCTGCATATATAAGGATGTGGATGCGGTGGGGCGTAGCAGGATTGCGCAGCTGACTGCGGGGACGTCGGTGCCTTCGCTTACGACGTCGACGGAGCAAAGGATTTGAGTGCGGCCATCTGCGAGGCCGGAGATCGCTTCATCTCGTTGGTCCATCGGCATTTCGCCTGTGACGAGCTTGGCCCTGTAGCCAGCGTCGACGAAGGAACTACAGACGGACGTGGCGTGGGCAACGTTGACGCAGAAGGCGATGGCGGGAAGCCCGTCGGCCAGGCGCTTGTAATGAGCAACAGCGCAGCCGGTGATGGCTGGCTTGTCCATGATTTCGCCTAACTCATCTTTGGCGTAGTCACCGCCGCGCATCTTGACCTTGCTGAGGTTGACGCCGATCGGCGGAGCGAAGACCTTGTGCGAACTGAGGTAGCCATCGGCTACTAGCTGATCGACGTATGGGCCAATGACGAGGGATTGGAAGTGAGTATTAAGGCCGCGACCATCGAGGCGCTCTGGGGTGGCGGTGACACCAACGAGGAGAGCGTCGCTGAAGTGCTTGATGATGGTATCCCACGAGCCGGCGACTGCGTGATGAGCCTCATCGGCGATCAGAAGGTCTGGCTTGAAGTCGATCTTGTTGAGCCGCCTGACGAGGGTCTGGACTGAGGCCACTTGAACGTTGTGGGATGAGGGCTCAAAGCCTGCGGCGATGATTCCGTGCTTGACGCCGAGGAGGTTGAGCTTGCTTGAGGCTTGATTGATCAGCTCGCGGCGGTGAACAAGGATGAGGGTGCGCTTTTGCTTTGCGGTGGCGCTAGCGGCCATGGAGGTGAAGCATGCGGTCTTGCCAGCACCTGTGGGCATGACCAGTAGTGCGGAACGGTGACCTTGAAGGAAGGCCTGACGTAGGCCGCTGATGGCATCGAGCTGATATTGACGAAGCTGCATCAAACCCTTGCTTCTGACTCGCGCACGCTATAGGATGCGCAAGCACACCGCAAGAGGCCTATGACCGAGGTCATCTCAAACGCTGAGTACCACAGTCATCCGGCAACATCCAAAAGCGACCTCGATCTTGCTCGTAAAAGCGCTCAGCATCTGTACGACAAGCTGTACGGTCCGCCGCGCGAAAGCACGCCGACCTTCGATTTCGGCACGATGTTTCACGCGGCAGTCCTGCCCGGCGAAAGCCTTGACGACATCGCCATCCGCACGCCTGACGACTATGACGGCCGCACCAAGGCCGGCAAGGAGTTCAACAAGCGCGTCAGGGAAGAAAACAAGCTGATTTTGAACCCTAAGGACGGGTTGGCCATCGATCAGATGCTGGCCAACGTCCAAAAGCACCCGTTCGCTAGCGGCTTATTGAACGGCAATTTTGCTGGCAAGTCAGAGCAAAGCTTTTTTGCTGTTGATTCCAACACCGGCTTGGAGGTCAAGGCTCGCCCTGATTTCATCTTTGACGACTATTCGGTCATCATCGACATCAAGACGACCATGGATGCCTCTTTCAAAGGCTTCCAAAAGAGCTACGTCAATTACCGCTACTACGTCCAAGCGGCTTGGTACTTATGGGTGGTTGAGTTAGCTACTGGCAAGCGCCCTGACGCCTTTTGTTTTGTCGCTGTAGAGAAGCAGCGTCCCTACGGCGTTGGCGTTTATGTGGCGGATGCTGATTCGATTGAGATCGGCATGCGCGAGGCCAAAGAAGATCTTGAAAAGATTGCCAAATGGAAAAAGGAGGATTCTTGGCCTGGCTATTCAAACGACGCAGAGCTGATGACATTGCCTTCGTGGATGCTCGCCAAGACCGAGCAATCAGAAGCCCTGAATCAAGAAGTTACTTGGACACCCGTGCCCGAATGATTACTACTGCACCTGACCCCATCAGTCTTGGCGCCTTTGGCTGTCAATTGGACTTTTCATTTTCCAGTGACTTCCCTAAGACGGTAATGACCTGCCCCGCTTGCGGGGAAGACTTTGTGACTCCTTTGCGCGTGGAGCAACCAGCGATCCAATCGGTTTCGGTGGTGTTCTTCTGCAAGTCATGCGGGGAGCTTTCCAGGCTTTGGCTGCATCAACACCAAGGCCAGAGCTACATCGGCTGGGACCCCCGCCCCGTGGAGGTTCCTGACTGATGGTCTACGCAAAAGACGTTGGGGTCGGGAACAAGTCTTTTCTGCTCCAGCTAAAAAAAGAACACCCTTTCCTGTTTGAGCACATTATGTGCAAAGAGTATGGGTATGGACGCGATAAAAATGGTTGCTTTATTTTTGACGACTTAACAGAATTCGAGAAAGAGATGCCGAAAACCCTTTGGCGAACTCTTGAAGAAAGGACAATTCGACTTGAAGGGTCACAAGCTATAGAGCTTCAAATTTTTGACCTAAAAAGGTATATCAACTTCCACAACGGAAAATATGCATCCCGAATGCGTTACAACATGGACTACCTCATAGTTGATAAGGCGCTCCACAAAGGAGAGTGGAAAGGTTTTTCGTATGACCTCACAGACAATGAGAGTCCTGATTTCTACTGGATGACACCTGAAATGTCAGCCGCTGACTGGCGCAAGATCCTCAACGCGATGCTTTGCATCCTGAAGAAACAGTATCGCGAAGCAAAAGCAGAGGAGAAGGGGCCCAAGCCCCGCAGGATCCCCTTTAAGCAGTCAATGTATTCACCAGCTCTGCAGCAATAACCACCCTGGGCTTCCGCTAGAGCCTGCATACAAGCTGCAAAGCAGCCCCTGTTCCTCAGGAGACTCAGTTGGCTGTAAGTCCCAGATTCACTACTCACTCGTTCTTTTTACTATGCCTCGTGTAGCGGGTACTCCCAACAAATTCCGGGTCACCTTCGAGTTGTCTCCTTGGTATCGCGAGAAAGTTCGCGAGCTTCGCCGTGATTCTGGCTTTGAGTCAGATGACGCATTCGTTCGTTGGATTGCGCAAAGCGCTCTGCAGATCCTTTCTGGCGAACGAGCGCCTGAACAGGCAAAACTAGGCGATTTGCGTCACCGCATGGAAGAGGCTCTTGCCTGGCTTGAGGAGGGGAATGATGAGTGAAGAATCGGCGCTAGTGCCGCAGCAGTCGCAGCAGTCATCGATCTTCCTTGACAGCAGGCTGAACAACCAAGCGCAGGCCATTGCGTCGCAGCTGGCCTCAAGCGCCTTGGTTCCTGAGGCTTATCAGGGTCAGAAGGGACACTTCAATTGCATGATTGCGATTGAGATGGCAAACCGCATGGGTCTCAGTCCCTTGCAGGTCATGCAGAACCTGACGATCGTCAGGGGCAGGCCGTCTTGGAGCGCTGGTTTCATCATTGCGACAATCCAGAGCTGCGGCCGTTTCAAGGACTTCAAGTACAACGTGTCCGGCGAAGGTGATTCGCTGGCAGTTAGCTGCAGCGCTATTGACGTAAGCAGTGGGCTTGAAGTTGTTGGCCCGGTGGTTTCGCTTGAAACGGCGAAGTCTGAAGGCTGGGCCAGGTCCAATAAGAAGTACCAGACAATGCCTGAAGTGATGCTGCGTTATCGCGCTGCATCTGCCTTTGGCCGCTTCTACATCTCTGATCTGCTGCTGGGCTTGGAGAAGGTGGAGGACATGTCCGGCATGGAGATCGAGACGGTCAACGTTGAGATCGAAGCACCCAAGAGCCCCTTGGGTGTCGTAAACGGACTTGTTGCAAGAACCGAGGAGCCGCAAGAACCGGCCCCTGATGACTCCGACGACATCTTCTAGGAGTTGACTTATGCAACGACATCAACACTCTGATTGCGTCTATCTCGATGCACTAGAGCTTGCCGACCGATGGGGCCTGCACCATCAGACGCTTGCACGCTGGCGGCGCACCAACAAAGGCCCTGAGTTTGTCAAAGTCGAGCACCCGACTCGGATTCTGTACAAGCTTTCCGACGTGGAAGCGTATGAGAGTCTCAATCCCAACATGGCCGCGATGCTGCGGCGTGTTCCCAACGTTTTAGAGGAGTGACCATGGATTTCAAAATCCGCGCCAACGTCTACAAGAAGACTGCTGAGGACCACAAGCGTCGCTACAAGGACGGCTACGACCCCAGCAAGAAGTATCCGACCCATGGCCCTAAGGGTCCGATCGACATCCCCTTGGATCAGGCTCAAATGCTGGCTGAGTATTTGATCTACGCACAGCAAACCGAACTGGAGTACAGCGAGTACCACGGTCAAAAGGTGATTCGTCTGGATTTGTCTGGTTATGCCAGCGCTGAAAAATCCAACCCTGACAACAAGTACTTGGGTTTGACCTTTTCGCCTCATTACCAAACGTTGCAGGCTGCGCAAGAGGCCAAGGAACGTTACCAGGCAAATGTCAACAAGCCTGCTCAAGCGCAGAGCATTGACGCTGCTGCTTCTAGCCTTGCAAAGGCAACTGATGGCGAAGTGACTACCACTTTTGACATCTTCTAATTGAGTTATTTGCCCTCTGGTGCTTGACCACTGGAGGGCCCCATCTACCACTTTGGAGAAGACCGTTGAACAAGGTGAGTCGTGCTGTTGAGACCATCGGCCTCAAGATGGTCAGACTTACTTCAAAACAGCCTGTTTGGGTTTTGCAGCCTCCTAGTTGGGCCATTCAGCATTTAGAGCCCATTGCAAGGACGAAGCCCACATCTGACGTTCCAATGCTTAGCCGGGTTGGCATTTGGATGATTGAAAAGTCCAACCCCCTTGCAAATGTTCAGCACACCACCGGTGTGATTAAAATTACTCTTCCCTGAGCTGCACTCTGCACTTTCAATGAATTACACCTACAAGAGCCGCGTCACAAAAAAGACCTATGCACTGAAAGAGCTTGTTGATTTACCTGTTGCTGAGCGCATGGTCCTCAAGAATGACCTTGAAGAGGCTATTGAAGGAATGCGTAAAGAAATGTATGACGAGAGGTATAGGGTTAACGAAGAGGATAAATGGTTTAAGGCGGTTAGCTTCAAGATTGGGCTTTGCACTGCCTTTCTCGATGAAATTAAAAACGTCGAAGCGCTGGACATGTCGGAGGTTGACAAGGTGACCCTTGTCTTCCTCCGCAAAAAGCTTCAAGTATTGATGGGCGTATCAGAGTCAGACCGAGTCTTAAGAGAGTCCCGCGAACTGGCGGTAAGGCACATCGAGAGCATCAAGACTCTTTGATCCAGCGCAGCACTCGGCTATAGGGAATACGGAGTGCGCGGGAGATCGACTTCCCGCTCATTCCGCCTTTGTGCATGAACTTGACGAGGTGCGGGTCCGGCGGAGCAGGGTCTTTTTTAACTTCTTCCTTGTTCACGGATTTGCACGGCAAATGCTTGCGGAGTGTACTCTATTTACAGGGTCCGTTCCTGTTCTGGTTGTTATGTCTTCGTTTGAGCGAGTTTCAATGTCGGAGGTCAAAGGTCGCACTGCTCGCGTGACCAAGACCACGCCGCTGCGGGAAGAGGTAATGGCCATGAAGCCCGGCGATGCGATCTATGTTCCGTACTGGGACGAGGAGACCGGCAAGGGCTATCGCCCTACAACTATTTCCCAGGTTGTTGGCGTGATGAGCCGAGCCAGCGACAAAGTCAAGTACTCCGTGCGCCGCGACGCAACTCGGCCTGGCTGCTTTGTTCTTTGCTTAGAAAAGCCTCAGGACTGAGACTTAGTTGAGTCAATTGCTTCTTGTAGGTCCTCGACCAAAAACTCAAGCCTCATGATCTCGTGGACTGCTGCCTGCAGCATGTCCTGGTAGCCCATCAGGGTCTTGAAAAGGTGAGCCTCTCGTGGGCTCATTTCGCGCGCCGCGACTTCAATCGCAAGCTCCCTCTCGGGTGTTACATCTCGGTTAAACCAGGCCATAATCCGCTTTGCATTTGAGTTACTATAGAAAGACCCACCGCTCAGGCATTTTTTATTTGTGTCGGACTTTGCATTGAACACCACTTGGGATGACCATATTGAGGCTAGGTCTCAGCATGGGGATGGGATTAGCAGGGCTGTGCCTGGCGCTAAAACCAAGCTTTTTCGAGTCCGAGTTGATCAAGTGGGCGCAAGTCCCATGTTTATTGAGCTGCGAGCTGAAAGCAAAAAACACGCACTTAAATACGCAAAAGCCCGCTGGCCAATGTCCAAGCTTCAGGTGGTTTGATGCCAGAACTTGACATGGATCAGCTGAACACCCTCATCAAAGAGGGCAAGGCTGACATCGCCCGCAGGGCGCGGACCAACTCCACAAGCTGGAAGAGAGGGAACATCCCACCTAACGCCAGGCTGACTCCAATGGATGTCGTGGAGATTCGGATGCTGGACAAGCAGGGGATGCCGTCAGCAAAAATCGCTGCCAAGTACGACATCTGCTACGTGCACGTCCGAAACATCGTTAATCGCCAAGCTTGGGTAAACGCCGAAAAACAACTGGCTGCCGAACATGAAAAGTTGTCCAAGCTGCGGGCAAAAAGCCCTGAAGGTGACCGAAGTCGAGCGTCGAAAGCTTGATGGTGTAGTTCGCATGAGGCGAAGATGCGCCATTTGCGCTCACGCCGAGACAACTTTCGAGATCACGGCTACACAGATGGAGGAGTACAGCCTGCTCCTTCGCCTTAATACCGCGATCTCGCGAGTCCTTAATCCGACCACCAGCGAGTCCCGCAAGTCCTGTACCTCTTGTTCTTATTGGTTAAATGGCTCCTGTTCAATGCAGTTCCCTGAGGCTGGTGGATCGTTCGCCAGTGAATGCTCGCTCTACGAGCCGAATCAACACGAGAATCTGCCCCTCGTGCGGTAAGGACACCCGTAATCCGGTTATCTGCGCAGATTGTTATCGCAAGACGCCCGCAGGCAAGGCGGAGATCAAGGAGCACACTCGAATGCTTAAGTACGAGCCGCTTGATGGCGGCGGGCCATGTGCAGGTTGCGGGCATTGGAGCGACAAATGCTGCCTAGGCTTACCTGAGGGCGGAACGAGGTTTGCGGAAGGATGTCCAGCGATGATCAAAAAGACGAAGTAATGCGAGGGCACCCTTTTCTCAATCCAGTCGAGGCAGCCATCATCCGCTGGCTAATGAAGTCTCCAAGAATTGGACTCATCTGCGTCAAGCAATACGAGACGACAGTTACTTGGGTGCTGCGCAACGAGAACGACACCGTGTCGTGGGGCAATACAGAATCCACTGATGTTTCAGACGATTATGAGCCGGCTTCAATGAAGCTGGAACGCATCTACCATCTGCCCGATGCTGAAAAGTGATGCTCTATCACCCGAATACAGGGGTAGGGTCCTACGGAGCTCATCCCATGTTTTATGGCATCGAAACTTACTACCGACCTTGGTTCTTTGATGGGCGAATCGTTTATTGGGGCGGCTCAGTCCTTGGACGCGGAACAGCTCTTGTCCGAGCTGAAGCCATGGCAAATCGAGAAAGGCAAAGCTGACTTTCTTGACTACTTGTACAAGCTGTACGAGCGGGACTCTGCTGAGCCTGGCTTGCGTGGCACGTACACCGGTCTGATGGATCAGTTTGCCAAGGACACCGCGCAGATCATGCGTGCCTCCTTTATCTCATCTCAGTTGGCGGGCCACTAATGAAAAAGCTGATCGGCCTCTACAGCCCTGCTGCCGGTTCTGGTAAATCCACCGTTGCCCAGTGGTTGGCGGAGGAGCGCGGTTACAAGATCGTGCCATTTGCTCAGACTCTGAAGGAGATGCTGATCCCGATGCTCAAGGCCCTGGGGTATGACCAGGCTGGAGCTGAGGATCTTGTCTACAAGCACAAGCAGGTGGTTGTGCCATCGGCTGAAGTGAGTGTTCGGCACATGCTTCGCACGCTTGGCACAGAGTGGGGTCGATCTTGCGTTCACCCCGAAATCTGGTTGCGCTGCTGGTCCGAGCGGATCAAGCAGTACGACAAGGTTGTTGTCGATGATTGCCGCTTTCTCAACGAAGCGCAGTTGATCAAGAATTTGGGTGGTGCGCTTTGGTATGTCGAAAGGCCTGGTATTCCCAGGTCTTTTGAGCACGACAGCGAAGGCAGCCTGAATGACTACAACGGCTTTGATTGCGCTGTGTTTAATGACGGTGCGATTGAAGACTTGACAACTAAGCTGCGACTACTAGCGCACGCTTAGTGGCTTCACTGCGGTATCACGCCGGACGGATGGTCCTGTACGAGGGATCTGCTGGTTGGCGTGTCCGCATTAAAACTCACACAGGCAAGATTGATCTGCCGCTTAGCTGCACCGATCTTGAACAGGCCGTAATCGAGGCGGAGCAGCTATACGCCGATGCTCGTGCCATCACGAATAACAAGCCTCGGTGTCAGCACTGCATCCACTGGGAATTTGTTGCGGCACAATGCGGTATAGGTTTCCCGGAGGGACGCTCCAGTGGAGGAGTCTTCGCAAAAAGCTGCTCAGCCTTCTGGGCAAACCACTAATTACGCAGTTCCCGACGATGCTTTCGATTGCGGGGACGGCTTCTATATCGAGGTAAGCACTGAGCCAGGCATTGGCGAGGTTCGTTACCGCGCCTGTATGCCGAACTGCTCTATCGGCCGGTATGCCAATGACCTGTGGCAGGCTCAGATCTACATAGAGCATATGAAAGCTGCTCGCTTCGGTTGATCCAGCACAGCAGTTTGTGAGCGCGAAACACGTTCCAAAACGGCTGCTTTATCCACCACATCCAAACGGAAGCGTGGGATTTAGCCGCGTTGCACCGCAGGCAAGCTGGCACGCAGTTGCGAAGCGTGGTCGGACCACCCTTGGCCTTGGGCTTTACGTGGTCGATTGTTGTGGCGTGGTCACCGCAGTAAGCGCAGGTGTGGTCCCAAGCGGAAAAGATTGAGGCACGGAAGCGTTGTTTACTCGCTTTTTTGCTAACGAGATAGATGCCATCAATCTGATGCTCCATCCTTTGGGAGTTCGTAGGTCGCTATCTCGACGTCGATGATGTCATCGTCCGTCCTGAAGCACTCCGAGATGCAGGCGTAGATGTCGCCTGGGATGTTCTCAGGGTCCTGCGCGGTCTCGAAGTAAAACTTCCCAGTTACTTCGATTAAGTACCGCTGCATGGGAGAAGCTCTCCGCTTGTTGTCACGGTAGCTAAAGAGACTCCTCCCAGCTTGGCATTACCCTTGGTTGGCCGTTGTAATGCCCAATTTCTCCATAATCCAAGTCTGGGTTGGCGACCATCAGCAGAAAGACCATTTGCCCAATCTTCATGCCGGGGTAGAGCGGCAAGTTATGGAAGCGTCTGTTGTTTTTCAGCTCCAACGTGAGCTTGCTTCCGTGCCAGCCGCAATCTGCGTATCCAGCGTGGCTGTGCTCATAGCCCTCCCTGGCGCGAGAAGACTTCAAGCAGAACATCCCGCAGATGTCGGACGGCATATTAAATACCTCAAGCGTTTCAGTAAGCAGAAACTCGCCCGGCGCCATCAGGTATGGGTCTTCCTTGGTGCAATGAGCGATGGATTGGATTTGTAGCTCAGTTGTGTGCTCGACTTCCACCATGATGTTTTCCCCAATCCGCAGATCCAGCGATGCTGGGTTGAGGAGGTCGATGTCGTATGGCACGACCATCCGCTCCTGTTGGCAAAGCCGCTGGATTTCGTAGTCGGGAGCGATCACATGCTTTTTATTGCTGGGATCACACTACTCGATATATCGCTATTTATCCTCCGTGAACCATCGAAAGCCGCCAGCTGTAATGCGGATCGCCCAGCCCGTTCCAGGGCCTTCAACTTCCCAGCGCTTTAGCCACTGCTTTTTGGGATAAAGCACGTACTTAGCATTGCTTCGATCCTTGTGACCTCCACGAATCAAGTCCGGCGTTCCCATCGGATCGTGGGCAACGAAAAATTGGTCCGTGTACCCGACAATTACGCTCCAGTGCCCGTAACCCCTGGGGCGTTCACCCTTGCTGACGTCACCATGGTGAAGCCAACCAACGGCCACAGGACGACCTTCATCAATTTCGGCTTGAAGTAGATCCGGTGTTGCGTTGTCGACGAACTCTCCTGTCAACCCAAAGTCTTTGAGGGCGGCAATATGCGCGTAAATCTCAGTTGTATCGCCATACTTGGCCCGTTTTTTGTCGTAGTCATTTGGGTCGAGCAGGCGGGCTTGATCCGCTGTAATCATTGCAATTGCCGCAGTGAAGCACTTGCGGTGGCCGTTTGGCAGATCAAGCTGATGAAAGTAAGGGGTGGGTAGCCACTCCACCCGACCTCCTGCCTTCCAGATCTCGAACCACGCCGCATTGCGTGCCAAGAGATGCTCTGGAAGGTCCTCTTGGAGCTGGTTGATCGCTGCTATCTGGTGAGGCTCTGCGGAGTAACGGCTAAAGAAGTCGGTTAGTCGCAAAGTCATAGCCAGAAACAGCGGAAGCATCATTGCTTGTGAAGCTCAGGATGCGTTCGGTCGGTATTTAGATGACCAACCACGTAGATCGGTGCCAGCACCATCAAGCAAATTGATGCTGCGGCAATCGTATCTTTGGCGATCTCTACAAGGTCGGACTTGCTGATCACTTCATGTCCTTGGGCTTGAGGGACTTGATCGTATCCATGACCAAAGCGACAACTCCGTTCTGCTTGAGGCTGGATGCGCCGATCAACTCGCTAATAAGCGCAACGGCTGCCCAGGTAATGGGTGAAGTGAGGATGTCTTCCATGGAGCGGGTGTAACTGAAAAAAGCTTAGTGCCGATTTCTGGATCCTTCTAGGCGGGCCACGGCTGATTCCAACTCGCGCAGGCGGCTAAACACTTCGGCGTCACGGCTTTTCATGTCCGTGTGCAGTACATCAAGCCTTGTAGCCACACTGTCGACCGATGCGGTAAGCCTGATCACAGCATCCCTGCTTTCCGTGGCACGCTTGTTGTTATTACTAGCGTTCATTGCGGCTACCGTTATTGAGGCGCCGGCCACGGCAGCCAGGACTTCAATCACAGCTCGCCTCGAACACTCGTTTCATCATGGCAGCACCAGCTCAAACCGATTCGCATGAAGACAAAACCCATACCCCATTAGGGGACTTTGTAAGGCTTGCAGTGCTGTCCTGGTCGATTGCAATGCTTAGCCTTAACTATCTTGGCTATGTCAAGGCGATGGACCCCACCTTCCCCGCCTCACTGCTGACCGGAACAATGGCATCATTCGGCGTTTCGGTCGGCAAGGCTAATAGCCAGAAAAAGAAGGAGGAAAATAGCGGCAACCTCACCACTAAAACTCAGGAGAAACAACTGTGAAAAAAGCGTTTCTAGCAGCAACCGTCCTGCTTGGCCTGGTCGCACCAGCTAAAGCTGATCTGACACACAGGATTCAATCCTCGGTGTCGCTAACCGTAGATGCAGCGGCAAGTGCTGCTAAGCGGATTGGTTCGACCTACTCGGTTAGCGGCAACAACATCACCCTGGATACCGCAGGTGGCTTGGGCAGCCTGACTGCCGGTAACGCTGTTGGTTACACCGCCGCTGACTACAGCATCACCACTGCTGGGGACGCGTTTTCCTTTTCCGAGTCCTTCCTTGAAGGGGACGCCACTCCCTCCGCTACCACCGTTACCTCCGGTGTGGTGGGATCTCTTCCGATGCTCGGAGATACGACTACAACGGCAGGAGGTGTTGCAGGTGTGTTGGCTGGTTCCATCGCCAGTGATCACGCGCTCAGCATTACGGCTGGTGGAGCTGGTACGACCGCTGTGGGTCAAATGGTCACCGAAATCAAGATCGACTGATGCGGTGGCTTGCCATCCTGCTGTTATTGGC